AGAGCAATTATACCCATTCACAGATGCTTCAGGAACGATTAGGTATGCTTATAGTAGTTTAGATGTTGGTGGATTTACCAGAATTAAATTAAGAAATAATTCTTCTACGGATACTTATGCTAATGTTAGTGCTTCCGTCTTTGGTTCTCTTTAAAAATAAAAAAAAATAATTAATTTTTAAAATTTTTTGTTAGTATTATTATTTAATAGTTAAATTATCCTTAAATTAATTAATATTATGCTTTTTTTGTCATAATTTTAGTTATATATGTTTAAAAATATGCCAGTTTAAGCATAGATTTTAAAATCTATGCCTTAAATTGAATAAAATTACATACAATAATTAAAAAAATGCTTATTTTATCATAATAATAATACTAATCATTAAAAAAGACCTTAAAAAATAAGGGTTTTTTCCTATCTATAAAAATAAATAATACTACTATATTAAAAAAATGAATGAATAAAATAAATTTTTAAATATAAATCAAAAATAATTAATTATTTTTTTTTTTTATTTTAATTTAAAAGAATAATCTTAGTATATATTAAATCAAGTATATACTAATAATTAATTTTAACTTTATCTTATCTTATCTTATCTTATCTTATTACAAATCAATATGTCTCAATATTTAAACAAAAAAGAAATGGAAACCTACGAATTATATTTTAATGAAATCAACGACACAGAAGAAGAATTGACGAACATTTTAAATCGTGAAACTATTATTACAAAAGATAGGATAGAGGAATATATAACTATTCAAAGAAATTTTATTTTTAGATTGAGGGGCGAATTAGGGGATATTTTTGAAAAAAAATATAATGAAGATGAATGGAACCATATTGAATGGGAATATGACGACTTTTTAAAAGCGATAGAGAATTTTTGGAAAAATTACGAAGAAGAAGAAGAAGAAGAAGCAAGACAGGAAAAAACACCTATTATTTTAAATGAGTTTTATAATGAACTCGCTATTTTAGAAACTTATTTTAATCATATTAAAAATGATATTTTTTTACAATTTAAAAGACAAGGTGGCACTTATACTAATTTTAATCAAATAGACAAACATATTCTAGGTGCTAGTAATATACCAGAAGAAACTAAAAAAGGTATTTATCATAATATTATGTGGCAAATTCTAAAACAAGATGAAACATTAGATATGGAAATGAGAAGATTAATTTTAGATAATCTTTTAGAAAATCGTTCTCATTGGAAACCTAAACAATAATTAATTAATTTTTTTCGTATTTAATTTTTTTCTTTAATTATAATAAATGTCTAATAATAATTTTAATACTCATATTTATAAAATAAGTTGTTTAGATAATTCTATAACTGATTTTTATATAGGTTCTACCAATAATTTATCAAGAAGAAAAAGAGAACATAAATGTAAGTCTTTAAATGATAATTCATTATTATATACAACAATAAGAAATAATGGGGGATGGGATAATTGGAAGGTAGATGTTTTAAATAGTTTAAATTGTAATAACAAAATAGAACAATTTAGAAAAGAAAAGGAATATATTAAAAATTTAAAACCTAGTTTAAATATTCAAATACCATTACGAACTAAAAGGGAATATTATGAAGATAATAAAAATCAAATAATAGAATGTCAAAAAAATTATTATATTAGTCATAGAAATACGATTTTAAAAAAACAAAAAAAGAAATTCTTTTGTGAATGTGGATGTATTACAGATAGGGCACACTATGCAACACATAGAAACACACACAAACACACATTTAATTTATATGTATTAAATTGTTTATTAAATGTTAATAATTTATAATTTTTTAAAATAAAAATATTTTATCTTATTATAGTAAAATTACTATCTTCTTCAAAATGTAAAATAAAAATAATAATCCTTTTTGTTTTAAGTTATTAAGTATGTATATATTCTTTTTTTTAGTTAAAATCTATCCTGGTTATTTTAAAGGATTGTAAATTACTTTTTTTATTTTAATTTTCCTATTTAAAAAAATGTTTGTTATTAGTAATTAATTAATTATGGATAAGTTAATGAAAATTATTAAAGATAATAGGGATGTTAGACAAACTACCCTGGATGAATATAAAAGAAGTTTGAATACTTTATCAAATGCTATTACTGGGGATAATTATAAAAATAATGATTTTATAATTAATAAAAAAGATAAGATAGAAAATCTCCTTAAAGAAAAGTCTAATTCCTTACAGAAAAAATATTTATCAGGGGTATTAGTTGCGTTATCTCCAAAAGGTAAAAATCAACCTAATGAAAAGAATAAAAAAATATATAATGAATACCTTTCTTTATTAAATAATCAAAATCAAGAATACCTGAATAAAATTAGTAATAATAATAAAAGTGAAAAAGATATTCAAAAATGGACTGATTGGAATAGTATTGTTAATGTAAATAAAAGTTTAAAAAGAGAATTGAACGCTAAAGGAATTAAAATGAGTGGCACAGAGATTAGGAATAAAAAACAATTACATCTATTACAAGATTATTTAATAAGTAGTCTCTATACAATGCTTAGTCCTAGACGTTTGGATTATGGAAATGCCTTAATAATATCTAAAAATGATTATGATAGATTAAAAGAAAATGAGAAAGACGATAATGTTTATTTAGTTGATGAAAAAAAAAATAAAAAGTTTTTTTCTTTTGGTAAAAATGCCGTAAAAAGTGAAACAGTAAATAATGTGATAATTGAAACACCTAAAGAATTAAATACTGTTTTAAATGCCTGGTTAAAAGTTAATGATAGTAAGTATTTATTAATAAATAAGAAAGGGGAAAAACTAGGTAAAAATGCTTTATCAAAACAACTAACAAATATTTTTGAACCAACTGGAAAAAAATTAAGTGTTGTAATGTTAAGAAAAATTTATTTAAGTGATAAATTCGGGGATATAAGAAAAGAAATGAAGGAAACAGCAGAAGAAATGAATCATAGCACAGGAACTCAACAAAATATATATGTTAAAAACTAATTATTTTTTTATTTTTTATCTTCATAATAATTAAAATCTATATTAAATTATAATTAATTAAAATGAGACTTATTAGACTTACAACAGAAGACCCTAACGCTATTTTTGATAATCAATTTAAAAACGACATTGTTATTACTCCTAAAAGTAAAATTGCCTTAAAATCTCTTTCTTTAGAAGTAGATACAAGCGAATTAGAAATAGATAGTAGTAATGATAAAATTAGTTTTCAAACTTCAACCACAGAAGGACAAAAAGACGCTCAATTAGACCATTTAACATATGACGGAACAACAGCACCTCAATTATTTAATGATATGAATAGAAAAATGAACGCACAACTTACAACTGATAGCGGGAGTGCTAATGATAATATTGGTCTTCAAATTAATAATAGTGTTAATAAACAAACTCGTTTTCAAACAGAATTTAAAAAAGCACGATTAGGGGAACATTTACAACACGTTGTTTTAGATAAAGGACCAAGGGCAGTAAATACTTCCGGTAGCACTGGTTTTAAAGTTTTTAAAGCAAGTGGAGGAGCAACAGCTATAACTGGAAATGAATGTTTTTTTTATGATAGTAGAGATATTTGTAAGGGTGGCGGTGTTTCAAGAATTAAAACAAGTTTAATTACAGGTCTTTCTGGTAATAGATTTATTATGGGTTTAACTTCTATTAATCCGGATACATTAAGCAATAATACACCATTTAATTTAAGTGATGTTAAATACGGTATTCAAGCAGGACATAGTGGGGATAAATATTATCCTATTTTAAACGGTGTTGTGGGGAGTGCTAGTTCTTTAATACCTGCTCTAAATGATATAACAGAAATGGGTATAAGTGGAGGAAAAGTTGTAGGTAGAGTTTGGAAAACGTCCTCCTCTAATTATACTGATATTTTAACACCTGAAGATTATACATTTGAGGATTTATACCCTATTATTATATTATTAGGTAGAGATACAGAAATTCAACTACAAAATTTAAGATATACACCTAATCCCTATCATCCTAATTCTACTTATTCTGGATTTGATTTAGATAATGAGGGAAGATTAGGAGCAACTCCACCTAATCAAGGCAATTTTGGAAATCCTACAGAGCACTTTTTAGAATTTGAAGGTTCTTCATTATCTTCCTTCTTAGGATTTAGAAATAATAGAATTCCTCAATCCGGGACCGTTTCTAAAGTTGATTATATCGCAGTAGCAGATAAAATATTTAGACCTAATAATATTAGTGATGCTTTTATTGTTGAAATGCTTAATATTGGTTTAGATAGTTATGATGGAGAAACACAAGATAGAAAATCTTATTTAAGTGTTGTTCCTAAAAGTGATAGTAGCGGAGGTGTTGTATATGATGCCGTTTTTCCTATATTCATAGATATTAATAATTTTCAACCATTAAGTTTAAGAAATATTAAATGTCGTGTTTTAAATAATGACTTATCCCCGGTTAAAATGTTAGGTCTTTCTACTTTATCTCTTTTAATTGAAAATGGTGAAGAAAGAAAATTTGATATTTTACAATAATTAATTTAATTCGTTTTTAATTATTTTTTAAAATCTAAATATAATATAAATACTGATATGGCAAACGAAGATATTTTTATTAAACCTGATGTAGATGAGGAAAAACCAAAAAAGAGAAAACAAAAAAAGGAAATGTCAAGTGAAAGAAGAGCAATTCTATTAGAAAATTTAAGAAAAGGAAGGGAAGCACAAAAAAGAATTAGAGACGAAAAACGCAAAAAATTAGTTATGGATAAGGGGGACAATCAAGAAGAAAAAACAGAAGGGGAAAAAACAACAATTATTAAGGAAGAAAACAACGAAGAACCAAAAGAAGAACCTAAAAAAGAAGAACCTAAAAAAGAAGTGATTAAATATAATCCTAAAGCGGATATAGATGAATTAAAAGAAACACTTAGAGAATTAAAAGAAATGATAGGAAAAACGAAAAGAGAGGAAAAAGTAGAAAAACAAATAGAAAAGAAAATAGAAAGCATAGAAAAACACGAAGAAAAAAAAGAAGAAATACAACAACAAAAACCAATGCCTACACCACAACCTATACAAAAACCCCTACAACCTCCTCCAGTTAAAAGAAAAGTAGTGTCTTTATTTCCTACTATGGGATGGTAAATAATAAATAAAATATTATAGTATAATAAATAATAAGAATGCCTAAAAAATACGAAATATACCCAGTAAGGGATAGAAACTCAAAGAAAGTAATTAAAAAAGATAATATTTTTGATTTACCTAATAGATTATTATTCGTAGCAAAGACAGGACAAGGAAAAGGCGTTCAAATAGCGAATTATATTCTTAGACCTGAATTTTACGCAAATGACATAGATGGAGAGGACATTTATATTTTTAACCCAAATATGCGAGAAACAAAGACACAAATGATAATTAAGCAAAAAAAGATACCAAACGAAAATTTATTTAATGGGTTAGATAATGAAAGTTTAGGTGCGGTTTTAGACTTTATACAAGAACAATACCAGGAAAGAGAAGAAAATAAAGAACCACAAAAACATTCATTAATTATTATTGATGATTGTATGCCTAATATGAAAGATAATAAAAACGGTGCTTTTCAAGATTTATTTATCCGTTCTCGCCATTTTCAGTGTAGTGTCTGGGCGACCGTTCAATTTTACAACAAATGCCCCCCAGTGTGTAGAAATAACGTAAATGGATTAGTAGTATTTGAAGTTAATACAAAACAATTAGAAGATATTGAAATGGACCATAATTATATTAAAGAAGGTAAAAAGAAATTTAAAGAATTATATTATAAGGCAGTATCCCCTTCCAAACATTCCACATTTATTATTAATTATACAAATCCAAAAAAAAAAATGTATCTAGATAGTAATTTTGAAGAAATAAATATTGACGAATAATAAATAATAAATATGGATAATATTTTTGAATATAGAAATCTTTTAAATAGTGCTCTTAGTGATTATAATGAAAAATCCCAAACTGCTTTAAATGAATATAGTGCTAAAGTATTAGAAAATGAAGGGGTTAAACGTGCTATAGAACAAATTACTGAACCTATAGGGGATTTATTCTTAGTTAATCCTGTTGAAAAAGGAGTTAAATTTTTAGGTAAAAAAGCAGGAGAATTTTTAAAATCTAAATTAGACCCTAAACCTCAAACTAGTGATAATTTAAATCCTGAAAGTCAAGGTAGAAGTGTTGAATTTGAAAATCCGGTTTATGACCCTGAAAGTGTAGATACACCAATAGAAGCACAAGATGCCCCCGAAATCGCTGATGTTGGGAGCAGTGAAAATAATTTATTTTCATTTAGAGAGGTTTTAAATAATAGAGATTTATTTAGACAATACGCACAAAGAAATGTGCCGGAAATGATACCGGAACAAGGACAAGAACAAGCATTAGAAGATGCTAGACAGAATTTATTAGATAACGTAGAACAATTTAGTGAAGAGGATTTAAACCAAATTTCGTTTTTAGATGAACCAGTGCGACCTGCCCCCGGTAGTAGCAGTAATCGTATAGGACAACTTTTAAGACAAAATGAAAATGTAGCAAGCGACGTTGTATCTAATAATTCAAGTGCCTCTGCTGATGCAACCTCTAGTGCTGAAAGTTCTGGATTAAGCACAGGAGGAGCAGAAGCAGGAGGAGAAGGAGGAGCGGAATTGAGTGGAGAATTGGCGGGGAGTGTTGGAGCGAGTTTAGGAACAGAAACAGGTATAGACCTTGCATTACTAGCGGACCCATTTACCGCTCTTTTCGGTCTAATTGCGGGTATTGGAACTATTGTGGGGGGTATTGAAGGTGCGGAAAGTCATAAAAATCCTACAGTTCCTAAACCCCCTCCTATGGCGAATGTTTCCACTCAATTCGGTATAGGTAGTTAAATGATTCAATTTTTATTATATTTTTATTAATTAAATACAGTAAAATGAAATTAGAAAAGAAAAACATTAAAGAACTTATTATTAAAGATAATCCAAATGGGAAGAAAGATAAAAAAAGATTGATTGCTTTTTTCCTTATGAAAGATGGAAAAACACGACAGAAAAAATTTGGTTCTTATGGTAGTTATAGTTTTAGTGATGGAGCAGAAGAAAAAATAAGAAACAATTATATTAAAAGACACTCAAAATTAAATGAGGACTGGAATGATATTTTTAGTGCTGGTAGTTTATCTAGATATGTTTTATGGGAATTTAAAAGTAATAATGAAATAGAAAAATTTTATAATCGTAAATTTAAAATACCTGTTGTTAAAATTAATTTTACACGAAATAAAAAATAAATTATTTTTTTTTATATTTTCTTTTAGTAAAATAATAATAATTATCTAATTAATTAATAAATCAAATATGAATAGACTTCTTAAATTTCAAAGCGACCAATCAGGACCCTTTAACGCTTCTAAAAATCTTATTGACTTTACATTAAACGGAGGCACTCAATATGATATGCGTAATAGTTATATTAATTTAGTAGGCACTATGACACAAACTACCTCTAATGTTGCCACTGGTTCAGGTGTCTATAATTATAATGCGTATTGGTTAGATAATGCCGGAAATAAAACAGATAATAAATTTCCTAATGTTGCTCTTGTAAAAAATGCCCGTTTAACTACTGATAAAACGGGAACTTTAGAAGATATTAGACGTGTTGATGTTCTTAGAACTCAATTAAAACAATATACTGAAAATGAAGACGATATGCGAGGAAGTTTATATAAGGACTTATCGCAACCTAAATCTCAAGGTAATTTATCTTTTGGTTCTGGTATTGAATTTAAATCCACAGGTAGCGACGTTTCAAAAGTTAATGATATTAACGTTCAAATTCCTCTTAATCATATTTTTGAATTAGGTAATGCTCCTAATCTCCCTATGGATAAACTAGGAAACGGTAGAATTCATTTAGAGATGAATTTAGATAGATTATTTTTTGACCAATTACAAGGTGCCAACACCGCTTCTACTCAATTTGGTGATGTTCTTTATACTAAATTTGATGATGTTAGTGCTACTGGTGATGTATCAACTTTAACCTGTAAGGAAAAATTCGTTGATTTAAGTTTATCTGGATACTGGGTGGGACAAAAACTGAAATTTAGTGCCACGGGGTCTAATATTGCTAATATTACTAACCACGAAAGCGTTATTACTAGTATTTCTTATGATGAAAGCACTGAAGATTTAAGTTTAACACTTGAAAGACCACTTGCCACACTTACAACAGGACAAAGTTTATCTAATATTGCTTGTGATGGTGTAGATGCTGGTTCTCTTAGTGTTGAATGGACCGAAGCACAATTAGTTTTAGATGAAGCAGGTAAAAAAGAAAGTATGGACGAATTGCAATATAGCACATATTTGAACGAGGAGGATAATGGCAATGCTTTAAAAAATTTTAGTCGTCAATATAGTGTAGAAGAAAATTGTTTTAATTTATATGTATGTCTTCCTGGTAGTGATGGCCTCCATTGTGTAAATAATGGTGGAACACAATATCAAAAATTAAGAATGAGAAGTAATAACGTAGATTTAACTAATAGAGATGTTGAATATCAAACTCCTTTATATTATGATAGAATTGCTATGACTTTACTTAATGCTAATTTACCTCTTCGTAATTTAAGAGAAAAATTAATGGATACTGATGAAGATTTTATAACAAGATATAACGATGAAGACCCCTTAATTTTTATTGGAAATCCTCTTCCTATGACACCACAAAGAAAACTAGTTCAATTAACTATGGAATGCGACCCCGCAAAATCCGGTGTTAATGAAATTCAATTATATAAACAAGTTATTAAATCAGTAAAACTTTAAAAAATGATTTAAATTATTTTTTTTTATATTTTCTTTTAGTAAAATAATAATAATTATCTAATTAATTAATAAATAAAATGTCTGCTCCTTATATTCAACATTCAATACAACCAGAAAACTCAAAAGCACTTTATAGTGAATACGACAATGTAGATTTTGTCGCTACTTTTGAAAATCGTAAAATGGTTTTAAATTCAGTCCGTTTAGAAGGTCGCCTTCGTGTTAAACAAGGTGCCTCTAATTTAACAGGTGAAAAAGTATATTTAGACCCTGCTTTAGGCGTTCATAGTGTAGTAGATAGCGTCCAAACTGTTTTTCAAAATAAAGGGACCGTAGAAAATTTAACTTCCTATGCTCGTTTTGTTGGTATGGTAGAAGATGCTACAACTTCTAATTTAGATATGATTAATAGTGAAAATGTATGTGAAATGAAAGCACCTATGAAAAAAATGATGCCTTCAGTTTTACAAGGTGAAACAGATAACGTTGTTTCTACTTTAAATGATGCTAATTCATTTTCCTTTAAACCTCAATTCGTTTTAAATACTGCTTCTTCTGTTAATAATGGTGGTCTTGGTATGAGTTATGATAAATCCGGTGCTATTCGTATTACATTTACTCTTGCTAGAAATGCTAACGTTCTTTTTGGTGATGTTGATAGTTCAACTAAATATGAAATTAGTGATTTAAGATTAGTATTTGTATCTATTCCTGAAGATGGTATGAAAAACCAAACAGTTCATAAAACACAATTTCACATTAAACAAAGTGTTTTAAGTAGTAGAACTAATATCGCCTCTAAAGTTCCTGCTGTTTGTTCTGGTGTTTCTTGCTCTTTTATTACTCAATCAAAAGAAAATGCCCTTACTTCAAATACTAATGAAAGGGAAAGAATGCCTGAATTACAACAACTACAATTTTTATTTAATAATAATACTAATGAATATATTGCTTATCAATTAGAAGACCAAGAAGAAGTCCTTTTACGCTATATTGAAAGTCTTAGAGATACTAAACATAATAGAATGTCTTTAACAAATCTTAAAGGTAATCATTCTTATGGTGTAGGTCTTCATTTTGGGGGTGAATTAGTCAATTTATCTAATCAAACTTTTAATGTTGTCCTTAATTCAGGTGCTAATATCTCAAATAATCCTTTATCAATTCATTTATATTTTCATAGTGAAATAGTAGTTTAAAAAATGAATTAAATTAATTTTTTTTATATTTTCTTTTAGTAAAATAATAATAATTATCTAATTAATTAATAAATTAAACAATGTCATTTTATAAATCCTCTGTAAAAACAAATTTAATTGACCCAGTTTTAAATGTCAATAATAGAAGAGCAGAATTTCGTTTCGGTGAAGACCAAGTTTTATTAAGTAATATGAGAATTGCTAATATTGGTATTACCGCAGACCCTTCTTTAGATTATAATTATGGTGCTGGTGCTTATTCAGTCATTAAATCTATTCATTTATATGATGGAAACCAAGTTTTAGACCAAATGTTTCATTTTGATAAATATAGTGCCTGGAAAAATTACCTCAGGGACAACTCAAATAATAAATCTCTTAACCACTTTTTAAATGGTTCTGGTATGGGATATAGTATTCAAGGTGTAGATACTTCAACTAATTCCTCTTTAATTGATAGTGATAATAATGGTCCTAATACATATACTAATGATGCTACAACAACTTTTAATAGTTGGTTAGACCTTAAAGCGTGCCTCCCTTTCCTTCAAAATTCATTAATTCTACCAACTGCTATTTTTAAAAATCTTCGTGTTGTTATTGAATTTAATAGTGCCGTAGGTTCCGCTCAAAATACCACTCGTCCTTTACTTATTGCTGATGAAATGGAGGATACTACAACTAAAAACTCCTTAGTATCTCAATATAAAGGTTTAAATTTTGTTGGTGTAGAACACGACAGTTTAGTAATTGACCCAGTTTTTAGTTCTGGTGATACTGCGGATAAAGTCCAAAATGTATCTCAAATGTTAAAAGGTTTTGATAATAAAATTCTTAATCGTTTTTTTGTAGTAAAAGAAAGTGCAGGTGCGGACCTTTCCAGTAGAGGTAATTTATTAGGTCTTTTAGGTAGTCAATTGTGCTTTCGTGAAAAAGGTAATGTTCGTGTAAATGGTAGAACTCTTTTAGTTGGTGATGGTCTTGATACTCCCGCTAAATCTCTTGCTTCTGTAAGTGATATTTATGGAACTGCGAATGCCTTTAGAAATGCTTTAAAAACACCTTTAGATAGCAACGGCCAACCAGTTATCGGTGTAAATTTACAAGAAATCCAAGGGCAACAAGATTATAGATGTTTTAGAGTAGCGGAACGAGTAGAACAAATGGAATATCAATTTAGTCGTCAAGGTATTTGGGATACTGACCTTGCCACTTCTAACGGTAAAACTATTAACTGTCAAATGGTCCTTCATTTCTTTGGTGAAGTTCCAAAGGTTTTAAGTGTTAATAGTAATGGCACTTATTTAATTGCTAATGCTTAAAATTTAGATTAATTTTTATATTTTTTAAAATATGTATTAATAATAGTAAATTAAAAATGAATAACGATAATATTTTTTATGAATTAAGAGAACAAAACGCAGATACTAATATTAATGATAATAGTAAGGTAAATGGGGATTTTACAACTAAATTAAAAAAACCAATAACTTTAGAATATGGGGACCAATTATTATTAAATAAAGCAATATTAGATACTAGGTCATTAAGTAGTGGAAAAATATTATTAGAAAATGAAACCGAATTTAAAGTTTATTTTAGTCCATACCAGAGAGACATAGACAACACCGGAAAATTTACAGATGAAGCACGGACAAGTGCTAAAACAACTAATACAAACTCTTTATATTTTCCATTAATTCCATATAGAGGGGGCGAAGATGTATGGGAAATAACAGAATTTAGATTGAATAGCGACCAAGGAAAATATCCTAGTCAAGAGGGTTGGACTATGTCTTTTGAATATATAAACTTAGAAGGAAGAAAAACAACCGCTCATTATCCTTCTACTATTCAAGTTTTTCCTGACCCTATAATTCCTGGTTTTACTGATAGTAGATGGACTACGGGTCCTATTAGTATTCTTGCTTTAAATCCTAATAATTATACTGATATTAATAAAATTTTTGTAAATGCTACTAGTGCTGATTTAATGACTAAATTTAAAATTACTACTGCTGAAGCAGTTGGAAGTAATTTAGGTAATGCTTCCTCTCATTATAGTCATATGGAACTAGGAATATCTGCTACTTTACCTGCTGGAAATTATACACCACAAGATTTCAGTGATAGATTAACTAGATTATTTACAAAAAATGGTAGTAATACTATTAATACTAAATACTCGCAACAAAATGGAGGGAGTGATAATAATTTATTAAATAGTAGTATTGGAAATAATTTAACTGCTTATCATCCTGATAATCCTATGATAGATGAATTAGGGGAAAAATACTTTTATTTAAGTAATGGTAGCAGTGCTTCCTGGGTTGGAACTAATCAATTTTCATTGGGTTTTGATGTTGATACTAATAAATTTGAGTGGTCTTATACACATTTTCCTCTTTATGATAGTAATGGGAACGAAATTGTTGAATATGTTTCAGTTGGTAGTGATATAGAAATTAGAAATTCATATGGAGGAGTAATTATTAGAGAATTAAAAAGTATAGATAAAGTTTCAGGAGAAGAATTAAATTTATGGTCTAATGTATTAGGTTTTGATTTACATAATATATGTCCCCCTACATTAAATAGACAACAAACAGCACTAAACGCCACTGTTCCTTTTTTTAAAAATTTACAATATGGAAAAGAAATAACCGGGGGAGAGATTGGTATTGATATAGCAGTTATTAAAAGTAATTTTAAATTTCCTGCTACTTTACCCCCCTCCGCTCCTACTATTATTTCTAATACAATACCTATATATGCCGATAATGATTTTTCAACGGTAAATATTAATTTTGGTTATTTCATAGTCCAAATACAGGGTTTAAGCAGTGATATGATAACTTATGACGATATTAAAAATTCTATGATGTCAGTTATTAGTAGGTATTATTCAAGGGATAACTACACTTTTGGAAGTCCTGAAGATGCTATAATATACACACATAGAGGAACTACACAATATTTAAATAGTTTTAGAGTAAGAATTTTAGACAGTAATTATAATCTCGCAGGAGAATTAGGAAACGATAGCACAATATTTTTACAACATAGAAAAGGACGAATGCCTTTAGATATGATAGAAATGAAAGAAGAAAAAAAATAATTTACTCTTTACCTACTTGAACGCTACACTTACTTTTACAACACATAACACAACTTAATTTTATATACAACTCCTTTAATATCTCTCTTATTTTTTTAAACATTTTTTTTATTTTAATCAAATGTAATTATTTTTGTTTTTTTATCTGGTGGTGGTGGAGGGTCTTTTTCTATTAATTCTAATAATTCTTTAACATTTAAATTATCTTTTTCTTTTTCAAAACATATTTTATGATAATGGCCGTGTTTTTTTGTAAATTCTAAACCATTCTTAATTTTTCTACAACACCTTTTACACCTTATAACAGCGTCTATTTTCCCTATATTAATTTCTTTATAATCATACATATTATTACACTATAATAATATAAAAAAAAAATACTAAAAACTAAATTCAATTTAATAATATAGATTCCTATTTTTAAACCATTTTATTGCTCTTTTTCCCCTTCTGGTTTTTCTTCTTGATTGGTTGCCTTTCTAGGTCTTCCTCTAGGTCTTCCAGTTGGTTTGTATGTCTTTTGATAATATTTCTTATTTGCTTTTGCTAGTGCTTTTTTCCCTTTTTCACTTTGAAAATATCTCTTCATACAATTCCTTCTACCTTCTACTTTATTATTTAAAGTTTCTAAATCATCTAAGAAGGAAGTTAAAACATTTCCTAAATCAGGGTCATATGTTTTTACATCATCAATTAATTCAATAAGATTAGATACAATTTCGGCGTCTGTTTCACTCATTTTTAAAAAATAATATTAATGTTTTTTTTATATATAATTAATAAAATGCTTTTAAGTTGATTAATTTTAGTTATTATTATTATACATCTATATTATTTTTTTCTAAAAATAAATCCTAAAATAATTTTTAAAAAATCCTAAAAAGTGTCATCAAAACGTCATTTTCGTCATCATTTGTCATCATTTGTCATAAAATGTCATATGGAAAAAAGAAGAAAATGGGTGTGGTAAAATTAAATTCCACCCGTTTTTTAATTTTTCTAAGATGACACTTTTTTTTTTGATTTGTCATCCGTGGAAATGGATAAAATGGGTGTAAAACTGGTTTTTTTATGACAAATCGGGACCAAAAAAAAACATACCTGTATTTTTTATTTTTTTTTCTAAAATTTTTTTTTTTTTTTTCAAAACAGTTTTTTTTAAAAAAAGTGTCATTTTGTCATAAAATCATTAAAATACACTCATTTAATCCATTTTCTCATATGACAAAATGGAGTGAGTGAAAACAATAATAAAACCAGTATATTTTATTTTTTACTACACCCATTTTTTAATTTTTCTAAGATGACAAAAAATGACAAATGATGACAAATGATGACAAATCAAAAAAAAAGTGTCATTTTAAAAAATAGGTATTTTACTTTAATGTTTTTCCTATCTTTAAAAATAAATATGAGTTAAAGAAAATATTAAATAAGTATAAAAAGAGAAAAAAAACGATTATTATTTAGAATAATTTTAATTATTAAAATACTTAGTTATAATAAATAACTTAAAGAAATAACTATATAGATATATAAAACTATTTAATAACTTTTTTTTTAAACACATTTTTATGAATTCCACACCCATTTTTTTTGAAGAAGTAAATAAGGATATCGCTTTTAAACTAGCGAATTTATCTTTTGAAAACTTCTTAAATTTTTATGATACACCAGAAATAGACGAAAACAACGATGAATTAGACCAAAGAATTCAATATAATCTTTTAAAAGATTATTGTTATCAACATATTAATAATAAGTTTCAACCATTAAAAAGGGAGTATTCCTACTCAAAAAATAATAATGGGGGTCGTTTATTTGTTAGTGATAAATTAGGTCTTCAACGTATTTGGGCGAAGTTTCGGGGTGTTTTATGTGATGATATTTATTTAGACTTTGATATGATTAATTGTCATCCGGTTATTTTATTACATATTTGTAAAATTCATAATATTGAATGCTACACTCTAAACACTTATATTAACAATAGAGAAGATAAATTAAAGGACCTTATTAATAATGAAGGTATTAGTAGAGCAGATGCTAAAAAATTATTTATTATCTCTATGAATTCTAATTTTCGTATTACTAAATATAATAAGAAAATTATTAAAGACACTTTTTTTATTAATTTTGATAAGGAAATAAAGAAAATTCAACAATCATTATTATCCTTATACCCTGATATTAAGAAACAATTAATACGAAGGGGAAAAACAACCAATTTAGAGGGATGTTTATTAAATTCTTTACTTTGTAATTTAGAAAACGAAATTCTACAAAAAGCAATTAAAGAATTAGAAAACAATAATATTATTGTGGAGGTTCCTATGTTTGATGGTTTTATGGTGAAAAATAATAATAATATTATTATTGATGATGTAATTGATTTATTAAATAATTGTTCTACTGAATACGGTATCAAATGGAGTAATAAAGAACACGATATTTCAATTTTAGATGATTTAAATGAATTATCTAAAGATAATACCTATTTTTCTTTTATTGGTGTAGATGTTGTAGAAATAAGTAAGCACTTATTAAATACATTACTAAAAGGTAAAATTTTAAAATGCTACGGACAATACTTTTATTTAAATAATAAACTTTGGATTAATAACGAAAAAGAAATAAAAACGTTATTAAAAAAATTAATATCTAATCTGGATTTATGGATACAGACAGACAAACCCTATAAGGTTTCTAAGTGTAAAAAAGGAGTAGATGAATTAATTGATTTTATCCTAGCACATACACCTGAGAACAATAAATTTAATACTGAATTATGGGAAAATACACAATACAAACTTTTTTTTAATAATGGGTATTATGATTTTATTAATGATAAATTTAATAAAACAAATGATTTATCAACTAAAATTTTAATTGAAAATGATTTAAATATTAAGTCAAATAAAACTGTTAGAAAAGAAATTTACAATAAAATATTATATCCTCTTTTTGGTGTTGATGACTTAAAAAAGGATAAAGATAATAACCAGTATTTAGAGTATTTTCTTTATAAATTAAGTCGTGCTGTAGCAGGTCATATTGAAGATAAGAATTGGATTTTAATGAAAGGTCAAAGAAATTCAGGTAAAGGTGTAATTGGTGATTTATTAAAAAATTGTTTTGGTAAGTATATTAAAGCAACTAATTCAGGTAATTTTACTTTAAAAAATTATAGTAATAATGACGAAGCAAAAAGTAATAGTTGGATATTAGATTATGAATTTTGTAGGATAGCAATTACAAACGAAATTAAAATTGATAATGATAATAAAAATAAAGTAGATGGAAACACTATTAAAAAGTTTTGTTCTGGTGGTGATTATATGGAAGCAAGAAAAAATTTTAAGGATGAGATAGAGTTTCGTATTCAATCTACTTTATTAATATGTTGCAATGATATTCCGGAGATGTCCCCTACGGATGCTTATGAATTTACAACCTTCATTAATATGACTAGTGCTTTTAAAGAAATTGATGATAAATACAAAATGAAAAATATTAAATATTATAAACCAGATAATTCAATTAAAACACATTTTATTAAAAAAAAAGAGGTTATCAATGAGTTTATTTTAATTCTTATTGATGCTTATAAAAATAAAGTAGATATGCCAGAAAAATTTAAAATGGAAGTTGAAGAAAATAAAGAAGATGATGATTTAAATATTATATTAGATACATTTGAATTTACTAATAATGATAATGATTTTATTAGTAATAATGATTTAAAAACATATTACAAAGATTTAAGATTACCTATGAGTTTTACAAAATTCAAAGGAACATTAAAAGGATTTGGTGCGGAAGATGGTAGAAATTCAAAAGATAGAGGATTAAAATTTATTAAAGAAAAAGAATAATTGTTTTTTTCATTTTTTTTTATTTCTTATTATTAAACACATTAATATGCGTGATATTTTAAATTCTTATACTACTGCTGAATTAAGAAAATTCATTTCAACTTATAATAAAAGTCTAGGTGCGGTCCGGGGTTATAGTAAGATGAAAAAGGCTGATTTAGTTAATTTAATGACTAAAAAGGAACATATTGATAAATTTAAGTCCATTAAGATGAAACCTAAAACAGAAAGAACAACTACCAAAACTGCGACCAAAACTACTACTAAAACTCAACCAAAAAAACAAACTACTACTACTCCTAAAGAAGAACCTAAAAAAGAAGACCAAGAAACAATAGAAGATAACCAAAGGAAATTATTAAGACAATTTGTAATTAAATTTGGTAAAAAAGCAGTAGCAAGGAAATCATTAAACAAAAAAGAGGAAGTAAGTAAATATTCAAGAGAGTATAACAATTTTTTAATGAAAATTAGTGAAGAAGGTAAAAAAATAAAAGACCCTACAGAATTTATAAAAACTACTAATAAAGAACTTCTTAAAGAATTTGAAGACACACAAAAAAATTTTAGAGAAACGGTTATCAAAAAATTAAAATCTTTTAAAACACCACCAAAACAACAAACTACTACTACTAAAACACGACCAAAACAACAATTTACATTCGGTGTAATAACAAAAGAAAAAATAAATCCTGATTTTAATTTTACTAGAAATTTTGATTATAAAACGAAAAAGACAAAAGACGGTTATGAATGGACTTTTAAAAATCAAGATGACTATGATACTGCCTGGGATATTACCTCTTTTATTCCAGAATATAAAGATACTAGAAGATTTAAATGGTATGAAAAAACTCCATATACAGAAAAAATATTTATTCTACAAGAAAAATTAAAACAATTTAAAGGAGAATTAAACGAAATGAATAGGGACCCGGCAATAAGAGAACCAAGAGGAAGTAAAAAAGAAAAAATAAAAGCATTAAAAAATTTAGAAAAAAGGTTTAATAAAATAAAAACTTCTTCCCAAAAAATTATAAATGATTTTAAAAAAAAAAATAAAATACCTGATAATGTTATTCAAAACGAATTAAAAGAAGGTAATTATTTATATAATATAGATACAATACCAAAATTCATAAAAACAAGATTGGATAAATTAAAATAAAATATTTTTTTTTATATTTGTTATTATTAAACACATTAATATGCGTGATATTTTAAATTCATATACTACTGCTGAATTACGGAAACATATTTCAAAATTCAATAAATCCCTTGGTTTAGTTAAAGGTTATAGTAAGATGAAAAAAGCGGATTTAATTAATTTAATGACTAAAAAAGAGAATGTAGATAAATTTAAGTCCATTAAAATGAAACCTAAAAAAGAAAGAACAACTACCAAAACTGCGACCAAAACTACTACTAAAACTCAACCAAAAAAAAAAACTACAACTACTACCCTTAAACAAAAACCCAAAAAAGAAGAACCTAAAAAAGAAACACCCAAAAAACCAAAAGAAACACCCAAAAAACCAAAAGAACAACCCAAAAAAGAAGCACCCAAAAAACCAAAAGAACAACCCAAAAAAGAAGAACCTAAAAAAGAAACACCCAAAAAACCAAAAGAACAACCCAAAAAAGAAGAACCTAAAAAACAAACTTCAGGAATGTTAAAAGCAAAGATTAAACAAGTAAAACCAGGGGATAAAGGATTTGTTAAAGATTTTAAAACATTAACAAAAGCACAGCAATTAGATGCTATGAAAAATCAAATAGAATTAACAGGAACCCCTCCAAATTCTAAATGGTATAAAGATAATGCGGACAAATTTTATTCAGGTATATTTACTTTATTAAATAAAAGTGCGTCAAGAGCAATACCAGCAATTATAAATGATTATCAATTAACATTTGAAGATTTAAAAAATATCTATTTCGGTCAAACAAAAGGAACTGTTATTGATTTTTACCCTACTCCTGATAAATGTATTAAAGAATTATACGATGCTTTACCTAGTGCTTTTAAAAATAGAACTGGTTTTGAATTATTAGAAGGAACGGCAGGGATAGGTAATGTTTCAAATTGGTTTTCTAAAAATACGAATTATAATGTAGTATCTAATGAATTAAACCCTAATCTTTTTAAAATTATGAATAAATTTCTTCCTGATAAAGTTAAAACATTAAATAAAGATTTTTTCAATTTAGATGTAGGAAGAACATTAAATCCGGATGTAATATTTTTAAATCCTCCTTTTGGTGAAAAAAATAATAAATTATGGTTTAAATTTTTATTGAAAGGTTTTCAATATCTTAAAGATAGTAAAAATAGAAATAATATTTTATTATTTATTGCTCCTTCTATGTTTTCAGGAAGGGTTAAAGGAATAAAATTTGCTAATATGAAATATTTAATAAAGGATTATGGTGAAGATGGAACAGTGCCTATTGGAAAAGCACAGGAATATATAAATGAAGTCTTTAAAAAAAATTATACACTTAAAGAATATAAGAATGTTATAAATGAAAATATAAATACTGAAAATGAAGAAGAATTAAATGAATTTTTTGAAGATGAATTAAATTTTGATATAGGGGAAATTGTAAATGAGTGTGAGGGATTTGGTGGGACAGGTGTTAGAACACAATTAGCATTAATACAATATATTAAATAAATCATTTAATTTTTCCATTTTTCCAATCAATTCTTAAATCCATATTTTTCTTTTTCCTTGCTACTAATCCTAATAATTTATTTTTACCGTGTTTTTTAATCAATTCTGGTAAGGTAATAGGTGTTTTATTATTTACTTTAATTAATGGACGACACGCTTTTCCTTCTTTATCGCTGGTGCCACATATTACTATTTTTTTATTTTTTAAATAAGGTTCCACTTCAACCCATTTTTCCCCTTTTAACCACCTTTGAATACCTGTTTCTTTACTTGGTTTATCTCCTTTGTATTTTCCTCCTAATCTTTGATATTCTTTTTGAATGAATGCGGATTTATACAATCCTGGGCGTTGGTATTTTTCGTCCGCTGTTTTTCGTGCTTTTTTGTATAGAGTAGGGTTTTTAATATTATCAGGAATATCCATTTTTATTATTTTATAATATAATAATAAAATGTTTTCAAAAAAAAAATATTCTTGTTGTTTTTGTTCTAACTTAGATAAAGTTAGTAGTAAAAAGTTTAATTTGTGTAAAGATTGTAAAAAAATCCATAATTTTATTAGAGAAAAAGGAATAAATACTTTATTAGATTTTATTGAATGTAGAAACGATAAAATACAAGCAAGTGCTCCTCCTAATTATTAAATTATTATGTAATAGTATAATAAAAATGGATTTAGAATTTACACAATTATTAAATAATCTGATTAATGGACCAGAATTAGAAAAAGAACCTGAACCAGAACCAGAAGAACCTGAAGAGGATACAACAGAAAGGGATTTTTATAATAGAGAAAAACCAAAATATAGAAAAAAACCATTAGATAAAGTTTTTATATTTCCTAATAATAAAAATAAAAAAAAAACTAATTATAAATAATGTCTTCATTACAACCCGTTTCAATCCACGCCTGGAAAAATAATATTTCCTGGGATAAATTACAATCTACAAACGAGGGACACCTTAAAATTAATGTAGAAAATAGCAGTTTAAATGTAGTTAATACAAGTGCGGATAATTCATTATCTAATATTGATACTAATATTGAAACATTAAACTCTAAAACATTAAATAAAAACGGATACGCCCAGGTATTACTTACTTCTACGAATGGCACAGCAGTTAAAGCAGATACCACTTTAACAGTTCAAGACGACCCGGAAAAAAGAGAGGGGTGGAATTGTATTAATCCAGTATCTTCAACTAAATTAAATCTTTATTATTTTTCAGGTTCTAATGAAATAATAACATTAGGTCAATTATCCTCAGTTTATTTTAAAGGTTTTATTAATGTATATACTGAATTTTCAAGTCTTCCTTTTATTAATGTATATACTAAACCTACTGGTAGCGGGGACGCTCAACCCTGGTATCATTCAAGAATAACTTACGAATATGATGATAATGATACAATTGGAATAGGAGAGGAATGTATATTTTTTGGTAAAACTTCGCCTTCTACAGAATTTAATAATCGTAAAATACAATTAAATAATGTTGTTGTAGATGGTGAGGGATTAGATACAGAAGAAATACTTTATATTACAGTATCTACAAATTCAGGTGCTACTCAAGATGCGGTAGATACTACTTTAAATATATTAGGTTTTAATACTTCTACAATTAGAAGAAACTTAGTTTTAAAAGGTTCTACTTCCCCTGATGTAAATATAACTAATACATTATTAAATACACAGGAAACTAATTCAACAGATATTTTAAGTAATGTTAGTGTTAGTAAAGATATTTTAAATTCAGTAAATAGTAAAATAAGTCAAGGCAACGCAAGTCAAATCGTTGGTGGTTCATTACAACAAGTTTTAATTTATGGTAAAGATAGTAGCGGAGATTTACACACAGCAAACATATCCAATAGTGGCGATTTAGATGTAGAAATAGCTGATTTTGTTAAAGGTCAAAAACCATCGGCGGAGAGTTTCCCAGTTGTAGTAAGTAGCGACCAAACAGACATTAATATTAAAATTAATAGTGTAAGAACTAAAGGAACACACGAAAATTTACAAGCAGGAGGAAGTTTAATACCTAGCGGAGAGACAAATTCAGTATATATAGCAGATATTACAAAAATAAATATAGTCTATCAAGATACTTCAACAAGTTCGTTTGATGGATTAGATGTTTTAGTATCAGGAGACGGGACAAATTATTATTTAGTAGAGCAATTATATCCATTTACAGATGTTTCAGGAACGATTAGGTATGCTTATAGTAGTTTAGATGTTGGTGGATTTACCAGAATTAAATTAAGGAATAATTCTTCTACGG